GTAGTATTTTCCTTCTCAGATTCAGTTAATCTAGCAATATCACCAATCATGTAACTAGAAGTAGCAGTATAAAGAGTACCTGAAGTATTATCACCAGAAGTGATATTATCAGCAACCATATCAACTGTACTATTGTTAACATCTAACTGAAGATATAAATCTTGCAATCCAATTACATCATTAGACTGAGGACAAGCAGAAACTTCTATTATGGGAATATTTTGAACTTGTTTAGATGTATTACTAATATTAATAGGTTTAATTAATATTTCACCCTTTTCATAATCAACAGTTCCTACATTACTAGAAACAACCTTAGGATTATTCCTAGTTTCCAATGTAAATAAGAATAAAGTTCCTATTGTACCTTCTTCATTAGGAATATCACTTAAATAAACAGTATTTGCTACACCAAAGACATTAAACCCAGATGATTTGATATTATACCCATTATTATCCTTTATATAGAATGCATTACCAAAACAAAGTTCATATTCTGCATTTGTATTTAAAGATGGTTTTAAATTTCTTCTTATTTCAATTTTTGTAATATTTGAAGTTATAGAATCATTACTATTATCAACTACAGTTTGAAATTTACTATATTTGAATTTCGCACCATATTTGTTCATTTCTGATGAATCTGCATATGTATTAATGTTATTTGAAACCACTGTTTTTACAGAATCTGCATTTGCTGCTAAATTGGGATTATAATAAGCATTAACATGAGTTTCAACATACAAATACTTAAGATCTAAGATTTCAGTGACAATTCCAGCAACAGAATACTTCCTTAATAGGGTATTAAGGTTATTTTTGATAGAATCTGGTACATAAGGTCCATAAAATGGTTTTATAGTGATAAAAACCTTTCCATATTTGGGAGGATTCAATTCTTCACCTCCAAAAACTGAAACTGACTCAGTTTCTGGGTAAATTTTAGGAATTAGTGCCTCATAATCACCTGCTGTGACTGCTCTATTGTAAGCAGAGTAAATTTTAGGTGCAAAACGCTTAATTGAGTCAACAGATTCAATTTCTTTACCTCCAGAAGACTCACTTACAGTAGAAAGTATAGAAATTCCTGTACTTACAAGGTTATTATTGTTATCTACAATTCTTCCATTGAAATTAAAGGAAGAAACACCATTTGCTGCCTCTCCAGAACTAGTAATATAGGAAACTTCAATATAATTCAGTGATTTTAACTTTTCTCCAAAGACTCCATCACCAAAAATCATCTCATATCTCTGATCATCAATTTCTTGAAGGAAATATACCCTCGAAGTGTCTTTAACTTCTATTAAAGTGTCAGAAAATACATATTTTTTAGAAGAAGTGCTTGATTGAGTCTCTCTTACAGTAACTTCTAGGGTAGAAGTGTCAATATTTGCATTTTCTAGGATATATCTAGAGGGAGGAGCAGGTACATCTGATGTAACAGTGAAATTTGAGGTTAAAAATGTCCCTTCATAGATTGTAACATTGTTAAATGTAGCAATTCCATCAACTACAGGCACTGTTACATCACTTGGAACACAAAAAGAGTAACTTTCTGACCCAAATACTGATGCAGAAGTGGTTACAATGCCTTTTTTAAGGGTTAAAGTAACAGGTTTAGTGGTAAATCCAGTTGTATCTACAAAAAATGAAATTATTGCCTTTGCAGCAGTCCTTGATCTAGGTGTATAACCAATATTTCTTGCTAATGCTACTACATTTTCTCTCAAAGTAGCACTATCTATGAAAACCTCATTGCTAATCATGTTAGCATTGTATGAGGAGATGTAAGTATTGTATGCTAATACATCTAAAATGTTAGAAAGATTAGATCCTTCAAAATCATAGTCTGTAAAATTAGAATTTTCTTTCAAATAATCCTTCAATGAGGTTTTTATTTGATCAAAATCTAGATTTGTAAAGTTTACTAGTGCCATTTATCTTGTAGGCTGTAGTGCAAAGTTTAATTGTTGAGGAAGAGCATCAATTCCTATGATATCATAGGTAACAGTTACATTAAATTCATTATTATCATAGTCAGGATCTACCTTTACATCTTGTAATTTGACTCTAGGTTCAAATCTAACGATAGTTTGCTCAATTTCATCCCTAATAACAGCACTAGAAATGTCATCAACAGTGTCGAATAGAACTTCGCTCACTCCTGACCCTAAATCTTCATTAAAAAATCGCTCTCCAGGGGTAGTAAGCACTAAATTTCTAATAGAACGTGCAATTGCAGTGTCATTTTTGACACCAATGATGTCAGAATTGATGGGATTTACCTCAAAAGACATGCTAATGTCCTTAAATCCCCTACTAACCCTTTCTACAGGCATGAAACAACAGTAAATATAAGTTATTTATGAGGGTTTTTACGCAAAAAAAGAGACCCTAAGGTCTCCTTTGTTATCTTCCTTGTCCTCTATACCTTTTTTTAGGTTTATTGGCACTTGTTGCTGCATATTTGGTGTGTTTCCCCCTACCTTGATAAGTCTTTTTAGGTATGGTTTCTACATAATCACCACCAGAGAGAGATTTTCGGACTGGCATTAGTTTTCCTCCTCTAGATTTAGGTCTTTCATTACTTTGTCAGAGATCGCCATTAGATTAGTCACATGTTTAATGTTTTCAATTGAATGCATAAGATCAGCAATATGCTTACTTACATAAGGTTCTTCACTTCTTGCTGAGAAGGCAAGAGCATTTCTTAGTGATGCTAGTGCCTCATCCAATGAGTCTTGTACTTGTTTTGATAGTGTCATTAGAGGTCCCCTAGATTACTCTTTGTTTTTCATGTCCGACCCTAATACGAGGATCACACCATATCTCATCCCCTGCTTCAATAGCATCTAAGCAGAATGAGACATCCTCACCACACATATCTTGTACTGCCCCAGATTCAAAGACTTGCATCTTAGGAGCAAACCAAGGATAAGGAAGGTTCTCAAAGACACCCTTCTTAATGAGTACCCAACCAAAACCTGTGTAGTCTACTGTAAAAGGTTTCTTTCTCTTACTCATAGTCTCAACAGTTTCATGATTCATCACTCCACCATTCTTTCTGAAATCATCTTCCTCTAACCAGTGAGCAACTGAGGTAGTTGTGCCATCTTCAGTGGCATACCAACCAGCAGCAATTCTTCTTTCTTCACCTTCAGGAGGAACTGCCATATCACAGAGTTGCCAGAACTTTTCTGTGTTAAAGACAATATCAGAGTCAATCCATAACTGATAGTCATATTCTAATTTGCCATCCCAAGGTACTTGCTTAGGACCACGTAAAACATTAGCACCTAATACTTTACATCTTGCAAAATTAACCATAGAGGAATAGTCTTGACTAATCTGTATAGACATTCCATTCTGTACCATGTCAAAACATAACTGTACAAAATTCTTTAAAAAGATATAACTACATCCTCTACCAGGTAAGCAGAAAACTATTGTCTTACCTTTCATTCTTTCTT